TGATATTATCCCAATTAAATAGGGACATAAATAGACCTGAAAGGAATGAAGAAGGTAAATATGGAAACTATATACTTGATTCTGATATATTTGGAGCAGATGCTTTACTTCAACATGCTGATGCAGTTATAGGTTTAGATATACCAGCTAAAAGAAAATTAAGAATTTATGGCCCAGACAAATATATAATCGACAGTGAGCAGGTCATGGCTATGCATTTTCTTAAACTAAGAAATGGAGATCCAAGAATGAGTTTCTTTAAGGCTGCCTTTAATAAAATGAGAATTGAAGCAGGCACAGCACCTGCTCAAATGGAAATAAAAAGTAATAATTATCACTAAATATGACAAAAAAGATAACACCTAAAGAAAGAAAAGAAGCAACAGCGCGTTTAAAACTACACCATGAAGATACTTTTAAGAAGCTTAACTTAGAAGATCCTGCATATATCCCTAAAATGGCCTATGTACCTGCTGAACTAAGCGGTTTACATATAGGTTTTTTCACAAGCGAATTAGAAGGTGGTGTAGATGTATATACTGAGAAAGTAAGTAGATATATGGAATCAGAGGATCCCTCTAGAACACTATATAAATGGAAATATAATCCTCACTTTAAAAGTGAATATGCTAGTGAAGCAATAACTGGCGGAAGTATAAGACACTTTATACCTCTTGATGAATTAGAGATTGTAGATATGAGTCAATATGATGTTGAAAAAATATCAACTACTTTTCTCGATGTAGAACTAAATAAAGAAGTAACACAGGAGGGTCAATATTGGCTAGAAAAAATAGCTAAGGCGTTAGAACGCATAGCAATCAAATTAGAAAATACAGATAAATTATAAATATGGCACACAGTATATTAGTTATAGCAGAATCAGGATCTGGCAAAAGCCATGCTATACAATTTTTAGATCCTAAAGAAACATTTATTATAAATGTTGCTAATAAACCACTACCTTTTAAAGGATGGAGAAATAAATACAAAAAGTTAGATTCTAAAACTGGAAAAGGCAATCTATCTGGAACATCTACTTCTACTGGGATATTAGCGGCAATGGATTATGTAGACAAGAAAAGGCCGGATATCAAAAATGTAATAATTGATGATTGGCAATATATGGCTGCATTTGAATATTTTAATAGGGCTGATGAAACAGGATATAAAAAGTTTACAGATATTGGGCAAGCCTTAGCATCCGTTGCTAAAAAACCAGCTTCAATGCGTGATGACTTATTTATATTTTATTTGACTCACTCTGAAGAAACTTCAGATGAAAGAGGAACAAGAAAACAAAAAGCAAAAACAATAGGAAAAATGGTTGATGAAAAATTAACTATAGAAGGTTTGTTTGCAATTGTTTTATATGCAAAAGTTAAAAAGAATGCAGATGGTGAAATGGAATATGTATTCCAAACAAAAACTTCTGGTTATAATACTTGTAAATCTCCTTATGGGATGTTTGAAGAAACCGATGTAGATAATAATCTACAGTTAGTAAAAGATGCAATAATTGAATACGAACAATAAAAAAAGAAAAAAATGGGATTAAGTACAAAAGATGTAAAAACAACAGGTGGCTCAGGAATGCCTAAAACCATTCAACCTGGAAATGCAAAAATAAAAGTAAATAGAATATATTTAGAAACTTTTCCTTTTGAGGAAAATGCATACCATTTAGTGTTAGATTGTGAAACATCAAAACTTGATAACTTTGAAGGATTCTTTATAGATAAAAATAAAGAATCATTAGGAAGATATGCCGGTCAAGTAGGGAGAGTAAAAGCTAGTGAGTGGGCTTATGTAGATAAAGTGTTAGCCAACGGTAATAAAATAAACAGGGATTTAGAAATTTTGAAATTTGTAAAACTCTTTTGTGAAACAACCGGATGTGATGATTGGTTTCAAAAAGTAGATAATAAATACGATACTATTGAAGAATTTATAAAAGCTTTTGATACTAAAAAACCATTTGAAGATGTATATTTTGAAGCATGTATAGGTGGTAGAGAATATGAAAATAAAGCAGGCTATACTAATTATGATTTATCTTTTCCAAAGACAAATAGAGATGGTCTTTCAATGACAGCAGAAGATGATACATCAAAATTGTTAACTTTTAATGATAAAACACACATTAAAAGAAAGAAAGCTCCTGAAGCTGTAGAGTCTTTTGAAGCAGAGAATACAGATTTTGAAATTGAACTAGACTAATTTAAATACAGCAGAGGTGTCAAAAGCCTCTGCTGTATTAATTATGGGACTAGGAACTAAAATATTATCTACAGAAATAGAATTTTGGACTTTTGAATATTATTGCAATTTGAATGAGAAATTGCATGGTCAAAGAATAAGGTTAAAATCTCTATGGACTACTGAAGCGGTAGCTTCAATGTATATTTTTTATGATATAGATCAAAAACAGTACATGTTTAAGGATTTTTCATCTGGTTATTCTGGTACATATATCACATTAGTTCAGAATCTTTTTAATATTGAAACTACTAACGAGTGTATTAAAAAAATAAATGAGGATTATAAGACCTATCTATTAACTAATAAAAAGTGCGAAACTGTACTTGTAGAACCTGCTAAATATTATGTAAACGCATTCAAAAAAAGAAAATGGCATAAAAATGATGCCAAGTATTGGTTAGAATATCAAATAGGTTCCTCATTATTAGAAAAGTATAATGTATATCCTTTAGTTGAGTTTTCACTTGCTAAAGAAAATAAAAACTCAATTGAAGAAATAAAATTCAAAAATGAATTAATGTATGGGTATTTTAAATCTAACGGCGTGCTAGCTAAGATTTATAGACCCAAATGCGCAAGTTTGAAATTTATAAAAGTTTCAAACTATATCCAGGGTTCTGAACAACTTGAATATAAAGCTCCTAAATTGATTTTAGCATCTTCTATGAAAGATCTTCTTACACTAAGGCGATTAAAATTCAATGTAGAAATAATCGCTCCAGACAGCGAAAGCACATTAATTAGTAAAAATGTAATGAGTTCTTATTTTCATAAATATAAGGAAGTCATTGCATTTTTTGATAATGATGCTGCCGGTCATAGATATATGAGCAAATATAAAGATGTCTATGGTATAGAAGGTATATATCTAAATATGGAAAAAGATCTAGCTAGGTCTGTTAAAATCCATGGTCTAAAAAAAGTAAGGCAATATCTAAAGCCTTTAATAACAGCATAATATATGAATTGGATGTATGACGATGGTAAAGTTTTAAAAAGCTTTACAGATGAAATGATCCCTAAAGATGCGATTGGTTTTGTATATGAGATGACATGCGTCATTGATGGATCAGTAAAAAAATACATAGGAAAGAAAAATTTCTATGCTAATGTGAAAACTAAACTTGGTAAAAAAACAATGCCAAAAGATGGTAGAAAAAAGAAGTATAAACGAGTTAAAAGGTTTACCTATAAGAATTACTATAGTAGTAATGAGGTGCTTAAGAATGCGCATAAAGATGGTATAAGGATTACTCGTACTATACTTAAAATTTGTTACAGTAAATCAGAACTTACTTATGAAGAGGTTAAGACTCAATTCATACACGAAGTGTTAGAAGATAATAGATATCTGAATTCTAATATATTAGGTAAGTTTTATAAAAAACAATTAAATGAACAATAATGAATCATTGGCCAAAGCATCAAAGGAATTAATGTTTAAAGAGCCTTTTTATGGAATATTTTTAATGTCGCTAAGAAAAACATGGGTTGATAATATGGGTACAGCCGGTGTAAGCAAAAATGGTATAAACTTCAAATTATCAATTGATCCAGAATTTTGGAAATCTTTGACCTCTGATTGGCAAAAAGGTATATTAAAACATGAATTACTACATATTGCATTTTTTCATTTAACAATGAGAGATAGCTTCTTAGATAAGAAGTTGTTTAATATAGCTGCTGATATTGAAATTAATCAATATATAGATAAAAGCATGTTGCCTTGTGCAGACATGGATTATCAAGATTATTTAGAAAAATATAAAGATGACGATAATGCTCCACCAAGAGGTGCTTATCTAGAAGATTTTGATGAACTAAATTTAAATAGAAAAGCTGGTACTAAATACTATTATGAAAAACTTCAAGATGCTTGTAAAAAAGGCAAAGGAACCTGTAAGGCGTTAGACATGCTTATGGGCAATGGTGAAGGTGATGAAGCATCAGGTATTAAAACAGATATTCATCCTACATGGAAAGAATTTGATAATTTGCCTGAAGCTGAGAAAAAATTAATTCAGAATCAAACAGATCATGTATTAAAAGGAATAGCAGAAGCGGTAAATAAAAGTCAAGGGCATATACCTGGTGAATTAAGCAGTTATATTAATGCTTTATTAAATGAAGAGCCTCCAAAATTTAACTGGAAAGCTTATGTACGAAGGTTTACTGGAGGATCTATTAAAACCTTTACTAAAAAGTCTAGAAGAAAAATTAGTAAAAGATACTTTGGACAACCCGGTCTTAAAATAAAAAAGAAAAAACATATACTAGTTGGAATAGATACATCAGGTTCTGTTAGTAATGATGAATTAAAAGAATTTTTTCATGAGATTCATCATATATTTAAAACAGGTTGTGAAGTAACTGTTGCACAATGTGATACAACAATTAGCAGTCTTAAAAAATATGAAAAAAGAGATGATGGAAAAATAGCAATCACAGGAAGGGGAGGAACAGCGTTTGACCCTGTTATAAATCTTTTTAATGAAAATCTGCGTGACTATAGCTGCTTAATCTATTTAACAGATGGAGAAGCCACCGCACATGTAAAACCGAGAGGAAGAATTTTATGGGTATTATCAAGTGTATCTAATGATAGATATATTGATAGTTTACCAGGACCAGTAATCAAATTAAATTAAAAATAATGTCAAACAAACTAAATCAAGTTAGCTTAAACACAACGGAATTAAAATCATTTTTAACAACAATCATAAACAATAACCAAACATTACAAAGCAATAATAAGCCACCAATTGCTGTAGAAGTAATTGGTGAATCAGGGATTGGTAAAACATCTAGTGTATTACAATTAGCTGATGAGCTATCTATGAATTTTGTAAAATTAAACTTGGCACAAATTGAAGAATTAGGAGATTTAGTAGGATTTCCTATTAGACAATTTCAAATGGCTAAGAATAAAGGCACTGCTGAAAAGCCAGTATGGAGTAGCAAATGGGCCGATGAGCATTTAATTGAATCTTATAGAGAATCCGGATGGAAAGCAACTGGTAAATCACAAATGGCTTATTGTGCGCCAGAATGGATAGCAAATAAGAAAGAAGGAGGTATTCTTGTATTGGATGATTGGAACCGTGCAGATGTTAGATTTATTCAAGCTGTTATGGAACTTATAGATAGACAAGAGTATATCTCATGGAAACTACCTAAAAACTGGCATATCATACTAACTGCTAACCCGGATACAGGGGATTATCTTGTTCAATCTATTGACTCAGCTCAAAAGACAAGATTTATATCCGCTAATCTGAAGTTTAATGTTGACGATTGGGCTATATGGGCAGAATCAGCAGGGATTGATGGTAGATGTATTAACTTTTTATTAATGCATCCTGAATTAGTTACGCAAGAAACCAATGCAAGATCAATTACTACATTCTTTAATGCAATTTCTGGATTTGAAGATTTTACTAAAGATCTAGTAATGATTCAGATGATTGGAGAAGGTTCTGTGGGACCAGAGTTTGCAACAATGTTTACACAATTTATTCATAATAAATTAGATAAAATAATCAGCCCGTTAGTAATGTTAACTCATGAAAGCGACCAATATGTTATATCTCAATCTAAACAATGTATTGGGGAAGATGATGATTATAGAGCAGATATTGCAAGCGTACTTTGTACAAGATTAGCAAATTATTCATTGTATTATGCTCAAAATAACTCTATTACGCAGAAAATAATTGATAGAATAATGCTATTAAGTACAGAAGACATTTTTGCAAATGATCTTAAATATTATGCAATTAGAGAAATTATTAATGGAAATAAAAACAAATTTAAAGCATTAATGCTAAAACCTGAAGTTTTAGAAATGGTTACTAAATAAAAAACTATGAGTGATAAACTTTCAGCCGAGCAAATGGCTCGGCTTTCAGCGTATAATTTTAATAAGACACTGTATAAAGAACAAACCAATTCAAAAGGTTATATAACTTCTACATTATATCAAATAGAAGAAGAAATATATGAAAAATTTTCTAAGTATTTTTCAGGAGAAAAAGTACAAAATAATGTTGCATCTTTTAATAAAAAAGATAAAGTATATATTTTATCTCCTCACCCTTTGCCTCTATATAAAATAAAAGAAGCTGTTAAAAGCAAGGGAGGGGTAATAACTAATGATATATCTAAAGCAACAAAAATATTAGGACATAATTATATTAGTGAGCGTGTGCTTGATTCTAATTGTCAAGCTAGGTTAAGTTCACTAATGATTAATATGGATGTTAGACTGACTTCTGTTGATTATAATGATCTTGATTATCTCACTACTCCTGAAGACTATATTAATTGTGATGAGCAGAATTCTTGTTTGACTGCTTTGCAAAGTAGATATAACATAAAAATTTCTGATCTTGTAAGCAGACTTCCAATTATAATATCTCCTAAAATAATATCAAATGAGGGAAGACTAAGCGGATGCTCTAGCGATAATAGTGAGAAGTTTTATGTAAGAGATGAATTTGTTAAAATCCTATTTTATGCATTAATTAATAAAATTCCTATAATTTCTCCAACAGATTTCATTAGTAATTGTACAAACCAAGGTAGTCTTACAGATCCTAATGTTTTTGATTCAATTTTTAATATGTTATCTGGAAGTAGTTCTGACAAGGCTATAGGAGAATCTTTATTGTGCAACGTAAATACAACAGGCGCAATAGGTGAGTTATATGAACTTGCACAATCCTTTAGCTATTTAAGATATGTACACAATAAGGAAATGAAATTTTTTATACAAAGCACTCCTTTTTCAGATCTATGTAGGCTATATGATGCTTCATCTTTTCTAAAATATTGCATAGAAAATGACCTACTTACAAGCAAACTATTTAATAAATATATAAACGAATGTCGTGAAGAATTGATAGGATCGTTACCTGATGATCCTTTTTTTGATATTGAAATAAACTTAAACAATGAATATAGCTCCTATAAACTTGACAACAAAGAGTATTCCCATACTAAGCCCATCAATGAAGATGGCTGATATTAAGAATGAAGGATTAGAATTTTTCTATGCAGATTGTTTATCACTGAATAATAAATTATTACTCAAAGAAGGATATCATGCAGATTATATAGCAAATTTTATAGATCTTTTGACGTATGATGATAAAAAAGTAATACCGAGTAAATTTAAATCTATATATATATTTGCTAATGCAAAATGCCCTAGATCTAAAATAAGAAATTGGGCAAGCAAGCATAAAGCAACTATAACTAGAAATATATTAAAAGCTGATCTAATAATCACCCCTTCTAATAAACGCGGAATCTTTACAGATTTGGTTAAACACACAAGGTATCGAGGTTTTAATATAATGGATAAAGATAATTGTATTATCCCAGCTTATGCAAAGTATCAAAGTGATATATTAAAACGAACTTGCTGGGATGAAGATGCTACAGAAGATCAGAAAAGAATTTATGGAACATGTTCTAGTCAGATGAGCAAACTGTATAATTATGTAAATACAGATAAACATAGTCATTGGTATCATCAAGTATATCACGCGGCTACAGGTGATGTGGAAGAGCTATTAAAAGTAATAAATGCTCTCAATAAGTGTCATGTAATGTCTTCTAAGGTTTTCAATAAAGTAATTAATGAAGATTCAATGGTTATTACAGATTTAGTAAAGACGAATTTAAATTTATTATTTCAAGCAGAGAATCCCAGCGACCATGTAATTGCTATAGAAACGCTTGCTAATTGTCATTATGAAAAATCTTTTGAAAATGTTTGTGAATTGCTAGTTGATCATTATTGGAAAATACACAATAATAAAGCAAAAAATCATGTGCATTTTAAAGGATTAAAAGATTTTTTAAACTTTCCAGATTTAAGTCGTATAAGCATATACGATATGTTTAAATCCGCAATGGATAATGATATATTAACAAAAGAAATGGCAATAAAGTTTGGAGAACGTATAGTATTAGATTATAAATCTAAATTATACGGCTGTTCACAATTTTTAAAACCAGAAAAGTTTAAATTTACAGATGAAGTTCAACAATATTTTAGAAACAAAAATGAAAACTAATACAAATGCTGAAAATGAATTTTATTCAAAAGATTTTTGGTTCAGCTACTCGAGTTTAAATAAACTACTGTATTCACCAAGTAGTTTTTACAATTGGTATATATTAAATGAAAAGGAAGAATCTCTTGATTCTCACCTTGTTGGTGGTAAAATTGTACACTGTTTATTATTAGAACCTGAAAATTTTAGTAAGGAATTTGCAATAATGCCGGGTAAATTACCAGGAGCTAGTAATAAAAAGATTGTAGATATTATCTATAAAGAATATGCAGAATCAAGTGACACAATATCTAATGATTTAACTATTTATTCGGATGCGATTATTAATGAACTCACATACATGCAGTTGCATCAAAAACTTGTTGATGATAAAGATTTGAAAAAAGAAGGATCTAAAACCGGAGATCAAAAAAGACTCAGTAAAGTATTAACTGCTGAAAACATTGAGTATTTTAAATTTTTGGTTAATAGTTCTGGAAAAATAATCATTGATCAAGAAACATATGATAAGTCTAACAGGAGTGTTGAAGCAATTAAGTCTAATTCACATATTTCTGAGTTAATGGCTTTAAATGTTGCTAAAAATGATTTTGAATTACTTGAGGCATGTGAAGAAAATGTAGAAGTATGGAATGAATTATTTATTCAAACAAAAATTCAGGATGGTGTTGGATTTAAAGGTTTTATTGATAATTTAGTTTTAGATCACGCTAATCAAAAGATTATCATCAATGATTTAAAAACAACATCTAAATCTTTAGCAGACTTTCCAGAAACAGTTAAGTATTATAAATACTGGATGCAAGCCGCTATATATTATAGATTGGCTGAATTTTGGAATAGTAATAATGTAGGTATAAATGTTAAAAATTATAAAATTGAATTTAATTTTGTTGTTATAGATAAGATGAATCAAGCTTATGCGTTTCCAGTAAAAGAAGAATCAATGAAGCAATGGTTAGTTGATTTAGATGTAGTAATAACACAAGCTATGTGGCATTATAATGAACATAACTATGATTTACCATATAAATTTGCATTAAAACAAGTAACACTTTGAAAATTAATGGCTAAAATAAAAGATATATATAGTAAATATTTTCAAAAATCTCGCAGTTTTCTTTATCCTGCTCTTAATATTAGAAGAGATTCGAGCATTGTTCCTATACAAAGTTATTTGGCATGGGATGATAAAATAAGCAGCGATCAAATAATTTGTATAACAGATAAAAAGCTGATATTACATTATAAATTAAGGTCTGATCAACAATTTAGTAGATTTGAAGACCAGAAATTATTAAATAACGTTTTATTTAGCGATTTTATTCAACTTGATTCTGAAAATGGTTTGTATTTATTTGATTTTAGTGAGGATTATTCAGATGATTGGGATTATTTTTTAATGGGTAAATATTCACAGTTTTCCAGCAAACTTAAAAAGCAGATAGCTAATTATTTCAGAAAAAATAAAAATTCATATGTTTTTATGGAAAGCTTTATGCATCCAGAGAAATATTATGGTGATTATGCTGAAGTTTTAAGTGTTGATCCAAATGATAAACATGAAATGGAGCTTAGATTAAAAACAGTTGGAGAGTTGTGTGAGAAACCTGACTTTAAAAAAGAAACATTGAAAATGCATTGTAATAGCAAAACAATTTAATAGATTTGTATAAAATATTTTTATGTCAGATACTAAAAAACCAACATCTAAAAAATCAAGTCCTAAATGGAAAGCGGGAAATATGATGCTTATTACAAGCTCATGGGGCCCAACTAAAACATTTAAATTAATACCTGTAGACAAAAATTGCCCATTTCTTGAATGTATATTCAACCCGTCTGAAAAAATACTAGCAGTAATAGGAACTCTTAAAAAAGAAGTATATCACATGGTTGAGAGACTTGACGATAATGGAGAGCCTATTAAAGCAAAAGTTAAAAGAACGAATGGTTCTGAGTTTAGGCAAATGAGACAAAGAATGGAAAGCTATAATGAGTATTATCTTTTTGAAAAAGAAGATATTACGGAATTCATTGAAGCTTTTGCTATAAATCTTGATTATGATTATAAGCAATACCTTAATGCATCAACAATGGAAGCACCAAATCAATCAGGAATACTTCCGGGACCTATGGTAGAAAAGGGTGATAGCAAATTGATCATAACATAAATAGTCAAAATATTAACAAGGAGGGTTTAGTTAAGCTCTCCTTTTTTTGGCTCTAAACATTAGTAATTATGAATCATTGGATAATGGATTATGAGACTCTTGCTAATTGTTTTGTAGGTGTATTTAAGAATTACAAGACTAACAAAGTTAAGGTCTTTGCAATTTGTCACTTAAGAAATGATTTTGAGAGATTCATTAAATTTTTAGAAACGAATGTAAAAAATAAAGAAATACATATTTCTTATAATGGTTTAGCTTTTGATGGTCAAATTAGTGAGCATATATACAGAAATAGAGCTGAGTTGGCCAAATTATCACCAAGAGAAATGGCTATATGGATATATACAAAAGCTCAGCGAACTATAGAACTATCAAGAAATAGAGAATTTCATGATTATTATGAAAACTCAATGAGTTTTAAGCATATAGATTTATTTAAACTTAATCATTGGGATAACGCTGCTAAAAGATCTTCTTTAAAGTGGCTTCAATTCATGATGGATTGGAAGAATCTTCAAGATATGCCAATTGAACATAGTTTTCTAGTTACAAAGCAAGAAGAATTAAACCAGATTATTAATTATTGTATAAATGATGTAATGTCTACAGCTAAAATATTTGAACTTAGTAAAAAACAAATACAGCTTAGATTGGATTTAACTAAAGAATATAAGGTAAATCTACACTCTGCATCAGAAACTAAAATCTCTAAAGAATTGTTTTTATCTATACTTTCAGAAAAAACTAAAATTTCAAAGTATATACTTAAAAATTCTAGAACTAAACGGAATATCATAATTGTAAAAGATATAATTCTTCCTTATATATCATTTAAAACTAAACCCTTTAATGAACTTCTTAATAAGTTTGCGGGATTAAGTATTGATCCTAAAAACATTAAAGGCGTATTTAAAGCAACGCTGTCTGTATCTGGTGTTAAGACTCATTTTGGATTAGGTGGTGTACATGGAGCGGGTAAACCAGGTATTTATAATAAAAATGAAGAGATGATCATAATGTCTTCAGATGTTGTAAGTTTTTATCCAAATCTTGCAATAAAGAACGGATGGGGTCCTGCACATTTTCCAAAAAAAGAATTTCTTGAATTATATGAAGGACTTTTTGAAGGAAGAAAAAAGATTCCTAAATCAGATCCAAGAAATTATGTATATAAAATTTTACTTAATGCTACTTATGGCTTGAGTAATAGTGAATATTCATTTTTCTATGACCCTCAATTTACAATGCAAATTACTATTAATGGTCAACTAAGTCTGATGATGTTATATGAGATGATTTTAACTGAAATCCCAGGATCTATCCCGCTATTGCAAAACACAGACGGCTTGGAAACAATAATTCCAAAAGAATATGAAGATAAGTATCTTAATCTTTGTAAAAAGTGGGAAGAGATAACCTCTTTATCGTTAGAACACGATAAGTATCAAAAATTAATAATTGCAGATGTAAACAGCTATATAGCAGTAAAAGAGTATACTAAAATTGAAAAGAACGTTTATGAAACAATAAAAAATGAATCTCCTCATTTTATTTTTAAAGAAGAAAATGATGAATACTATTATGCTAAAGCAAAATGTAAAGGAAGATTTGAATGGGAATCTATTTCTCAATATAATGTTTCAACATTGCATAAAAATAAAAGCCATTTAGTAGTTGCTAAAGCATTGTATTATTATTTTCTACATAACATTAATCCTGAAAAATACATTAGTAGCAATACTAATATATTTGATTATTGTATAGGAAAAAGAATTAAAGGAGCTACGCATTTTGTAAAAACTTGTCATTTTGATGGAAATGTAACAGAAGAAAAACAACAAAAGACAATCCGTTATTATATCAGTAATAAAGGATGCAAATTAGTAAAGCATCACAATAGTGATGGACGAAGTTGGCAGCTAGAAGCCGGCAAATGGATGCAAACTGTCTTTAATAAATATGAAGACAAAGAATGGGCGATGTATGATGTTAATGAAAAATATTACATAGATCTTGTTTATAAAGAAATAGAAAAAATAACAAGAGAAAACGCTCTAAAACAATTAACCTTATTTTAAATCAAAAATTAATTATTATGCCAAAAGGTACACAATTTACACACGAAGACAGACTTAAAAATATCCCTCTACCAACTCATGGAGGGCGTTATGCTGTAGTTTCGCATCAATTCATTATTGATGCAACAAAAGCTGAATTACTTAAATCTGGTTATGAAATTAAAACCGCTTTATATAAAAGCAATAATAATGGCGAAGTTGCACAAGGCGTGTATGAACTTACATATGGAAATGATCCTGATATGTCATTAATGTTTGCTTGGGTAAATTCTTATGATAAAAGTTTAAGATTCCGATGCGCAATTGGAGCAATTGTTAATGAATCTAATAATATGATTGTAGCTGGGGATATGGCTAACTATGGTAGAAAGCACATGGGAGATGCTAAAGAACAAGTTAAAGATCATATAGAATCTCAAATTGCTCTTGCGGTTTCTTATTACTCTGCTCTAGTTCATGATAAAAAGAATATGAAGAATGTCATTGTAACGGATGAAAAGAGGTATGAATATTTTGGATTACTAGCGTTAAAAGGATTTCTTACAGTAAATCAGTTAACGGTAATGAAAGAAGAAATAAAAGATTCTGATTTTACATATTCTGATAATAAACATGATCTATGGAATTTATATAATCATGCTTTATATTCTATAAGAACCTCTCATCCTAGAAACTGGATGGATCAGCAAAAAGATTTGCACAAAATCACAAGAAAAATGTTCTTAAAGAACGCAGTTTCTTATAATCCGAATCAAATTACTTTAGACCAAGCAATTAATGAAGCGACGGTTGTTCCATCAATCCCCGCAGATGAATTGGATTTACAAGATTTACAGGATGTTCAGCATGAGCTTGATAAAGGAATAAAAGATCTTGTAGATGATGATTGGAGTATAGACAAAGCAAAAGAAGTAGAGTTTCCTCAACAAATTGAAGCTACTGAAGAAGAAGCTAATGAACTCTTACATGGAGTTGATAATACTGGAGGTTTAGAAAATGCTGCTGATGAAGAAGCTGATATGATCAAGAATGAAGAGATCATTGATGAGAAAGAAGAAGAGGATGAGAATTTAGATTTATTCGTAAAGCAGTTTTGTGATGAAGTATCATCAGAGTTAGATGAAAGTAGATGTAAATTAATTCCAGCTGATCTATATGATGAAGATAATCCTGAATATGAAGATTGGGTATATGAAGCTACAGGTATTGTTACCAATGAAGAAACTGTAGTTTTAATTCATAAATCCGTTAATTTGACTGGTCTAGATGATGAAGTATCAGGAATAGTTGATTCTGCAGGCAATCTAATAGAGCTCATAGACCCAAAAGAGGAAGAAGATGTATTCAATGCTATTGCTGATGTAATTAAGCCTGAGACTTCTGAAGTAAATGAATTAGATGATTTTACTACTGAAGAGCAGGTTGAAGAACAGCCGGAACAATTAAATCTAGATGATTTTTTAGAAGATGAACCTGTAAATGAAACAGTAGCAGAAGAAGATGATGAAAAAGATAAATCAAATGATGAGCTACTGGAGTTGCCAGATTTTGATTTTTGATTAAGTTAGAAATATATCTATTTTAACTTGGTAAGGTGTGCGGGGGTTTAAGGGGTTAAGCCCTCGCTCATCCTTATTTTTCTAAGCAAACGATTATAGAACCTTTAAAAGTAATAATCCCATTTAGTCTAATAATTAACCTAATAAAACGTTTAAACATGATTGTTCTACATAATAATACCAAATTAAGAGTTAGCTATGTAAGCACGGATCGTAAATTTCTATTAGTTTCCTATGCAACTGATAAAAATAAATCCTTATTTAAAATAAATGTTGATGACCTGGATCTTAAACAAGATAAAGAAAGAGTTTTAGAAAAATCCAATATATACATACCAGAAGAATTCTTTATTACAAAAGAGGAAGAAGATGAGTAATTAAACCCGTTTTCTTTGCAAGTCGTAATTCTTAACAGCGGTGTTAGGATCAATTGTCTTGCCTTTAAAACCTACCATCTTAAAAAGCATCATCCAAATTTTTCTTTCACCTTCTTGTTGGCGATTAAGAGCTCCCACATCTCTTTGATAATGTGCTCTTTTAATCGATTCATCTCCAACCATATATCTCAAATGATAAATAAGCTTTGTATATGTTTCTAAAGTTGGAGCAATTGCAATAGAACTGCTGTTTATTAACCTCACGTATTCTTTTAAACCATATCCAGGAAGAGGAATAAAAGTAACTGCTTCAGTTTCAACCTCCATTAAAAGCAATATTAAATGATTATGCAGCCAACCTTTAAGATTGAAATTTTTAGACCACTCTTCATCTGTCCAATAAGTGGGTAATGCCCCTGATCTTGCTTTCATTTTTGAAATTCTATCTGGATCATCAGGATCCCATCCTAGCATAGTATATCCAAGAGATATTAGCCAAAGCTTAGCAAAATCCAATAGTATTTTTATAGTGGCCACTTTTTGATCCTGAGTAATATTAAGCTTGTTAAAATATACACCAGCTTTGAGCTGATCTATAATGCTTTGAACCATATCTAAGGCTTCGATATAAAACCCTCTATGAGTATCCATTAATGCGGGATTATATCTTGGCTCCCCTATTACTTGTAACATCTTCCATTTGGGATGTAAGAAACCTTTTCTAGCATCTTTAGATGTCATCATCCCAAATCTATTAATAAACATTTTTGGAAAAAACTGCTTTAAGAACATAACGCTTCTCATGATAGCAATCCGTTCTATTTGTGCTTTATCCTGGTCTGCGTAAGCACCTTGATTAAGGTTTGATATTTCTTGATATCTATTCTTAAATAGTAAAAATTCGCTACCTCCAATATCCCACTTTTTATCTATCCCCTCTTTTAATTTAATTTGTCTATTTTCATCAAGTTTCCACGCTTTGTCATAAGAAATTATTTGCTTTTCTCCTTTAGCATCAATCATTTCTACTTTTTGAAACTTCATCATTCCAAAAAAACCATTAAGCATAGCTACACTTTGGGCCCATTTTCTGTGAGCCATTGGAAGTTTTAAATTAACAGCTTCTCTTATCATGCTTCTACTAACAGATGTTCCTATATCTTTTTCAAATTCTCCAACGAGGGCATCAAATACTTCCACAACCTGAACAGCCAACGGCTTTGCTTTTTTACTTGTGATAGTCATTGATACTTGTCTCATCACCTCATATGCTTGCGGCTTAGCTGCCACATAATCTTTATAAGTAAGATACTTTCCTGCAGCAGCTTCTAACCCCCACTGATAGCTTTGACTAATTGAGTTTTTTAATGCAGAATGAATATCACCAGCAAAGAAAGACCAAGCAGCAAAAGATAATAAATTGCTTATAGCTTTATTAGTAAAAGCTCCTCCTTTACTATCTCCTGCTAATAATCCGGTTAATCTTCTACCTTCCCAGTTTGTCTCATACATCGCATTAATAGCTTTTACTCTTGCTTTAGCTGCGCCTTTTGGAGCATCTTCAACTATTTCTTTAACAGCTTTAGCTAAAGGAGAAGTATCTGAAAGTGTTTTATATTTTTGGATGCTCATCATATGAATAAGAACGCCACTTATAACATCTCTAGAAACTTGCTTTGGCTCAAGAAAGTATTTTCCAGTTAATGGGATCGGCTTATTACCTGTAAACATTGAGGTTTCAAGCATTAATGAATAATCTGTTTGCAAGTTTAATCCTTGATCAAATTCATCTCTAGATTTAATCATCCTATCCCATATAGCCCCGCTCCACTGCCTAAAATTACCTTGCGTAAAGGTGTCATACAAATATTCAAAGTTATCTTTTCTATAACGCGGAGCTTCTAAACCAAGTTTTCTACCTGTTTCTAGATCTTCCTGAAATAGAAGATGATACTTCTTAATAATCTCCATTGTCTTAAAAAAATCTGAAGACTTGTCCATCTCAAGATAATCCATATTGATATATAAATTATAGGGCTGATCTTTAAACAACTCTGGTTTTGCTTTAGAAAGAGCTTTCATTTCTTCATATGACTTAGGGAGCGGCTTTCCTGCTGAGTTCACATGTACACCTATTTCATATTCTATATCATTTATTACTGGATTATAAGCTGTAGCATAAACCTTTTCTGATAATTCATCAAAGATTTTCCTGTCTTCTTTGCTAGTAAGTTTTCCCTCTTTATCAAGTTTCCACAACTTCTTATAATCTTCCATTTCATTTTTATCAAGATTATGCATTTTTAGCTCCCGTTTGTCATATTGCATTACAGGAACTCTGTCAAGGTCTTGAAGTACATCATTATAATCTATATATTGTGACTTATTATAGAATTTAGAATTAGTTGGTCTTGTAACACTCCATGCAGCATTTCTTACCCAAACTCGTTTTTTTTCACCTTTCCTCTGAAATACTTCTTTTTTGAAATTTGACATTTCAAACCATTTTTTAAAAGGCTCGGCTTTCTCAAGTTTCATAAGTTTGTCAAACATGCTCCACTTAGAAAAATTATTCACACTTTCTTTATCAAGTTCTTGTGTAAAATTGGCTTCCGCAAAACCTATAGCGCCTTCTTCAAAAAACTCCGAAGCATTGTTTTCTATTATCTCTATTAAGCCCGGATTTTCTTTATCACCCGTTGCTCTCCAAAAATTATTAAACATTGTTATATAATAATCTGTGGGTTCTTTTGATTGGATTTCATCAAGAGCTTTAAAAAGAGCTTTTAATGAGCGCCTTTCTCCAGATGTTAAATGATATTCTTGTTTTATCTTAAGTAGGGCTCTATATTTTTTTTCTTCTTCGGATGTCCTGTTTGCATTCTCTTTTAGAGAGTCATAAATCTTTGTTTCATTTGCGCTTAAGCCTGACCATAAGACATTTATATCTCCTTTCATGTCTTCCATAGTCTGCTGAAGCTGGTTGACTAACTGGATTTGCTCTTCCGTTAGATTATCACCAATAGGTTGCCCATCTTTATCTCTTCTTTGTGCTAGAACCTGATTTATCTGTTCCCACATTTCTGGGAAAGATTTTGTATCCTGTTGTCTTTCTCTGAGTTTTTTAAGAATTCCTGCAATATTATCTAGAATATTTGCTCTAATTCTCCAAAAGTTTTCACTTTGGTCTTCAGCTTCATCTCCTTTAATCTGAATTCTAGTATTATCGTTAATCCATTTTTTAGATATATTTTCTTTATATCCTTCTATTTCTTCTTTGGTAGCATATGGATTGTCAGCTTTGTATTTACTTTCCGCTTTATTCATAAAGCTCTCATACGAAGTTTGAAAGAAACCCTGTCTAGAGGACCAGCTTCTAAATTTTTTAGTTTGCGTTCTATACATCTGCAGAGCTTCTGCTTTCTTTTTGTCTATATCTTTCTTTTTTCTTCCCCGATTATCGTATAGACTAAAGAGCTCTGAGTATGCTTCCCAAGCTACTTTTAAAGTTGAGCTATTTTCAAACGCATCTAATTCATCATTAAAGTTTCTTTGTATGTTGCGAATCTTTTCAAGATGTTCATCCATTTCTAGAATAGCTTCTTCACCTTCTGGGGTTTTCATGATTTCATCTCTGATTTCATAATACTCGGATTTCATAGGTCTAACCATATAAGTATTTATATGCCTATGGACCTCAGTAGATTTAGTTTTCCATTTTTCTAAAGCATCTTCTACTAAGCTTAAATCTTCATTATTTTTTAATAAGTCATGATAGGCATCTCGAAGTACTTTAAGATCTTCATACATTTTTGGTATAGCATATTTATAATGCCTGAATTCATTCAAAAATGTATATGCCTCAAAAGGTTCAACAGTTTTTCCTCCTTCTCCATGAACAGCCTCACCTTTTTCATTCACATATGCCGTGGTTATATATTGTGGAATTATATCTTTGAACA